AGCAATGGACAGGTTATAGAGTATGTACCTACTAACGGTATGGCTGACTGCCTAGAACAGAAACGTATTGTATCTCGACAGATTGGTGAGGATCAAGATGGCATCTCAATACAATGCAAACAAGTCAAAGCAGAAATTGAGATCGACATGGGTGACAGAAAAAGAATAACAAAAATAATAGAATGAATTTACCAGAGAAAGTTATTGGTGTTGCATTATTAGGATTGATGGCACTGATTAGTTGGAACTTAGTATCAACAATAAATCTACAAAAAGAATTGTTAAAGATACAGCACGACCAAAAACACATGCACGAAGATATTGAGGAACAAATAAAAAAGATAATTAAAAAACTCAAGAAGAAGGCCAACAGATAATAAACTACAATGGCTTATAAGAAATTTCCAAACGTCAAACTTGGAACGTGTGAACACTGTGGAGCTACAATCAATAGGCATGACTCCTTTGTTGTAAAAGAAATAATGTTTCCCAAAATAAAAAAGATGTATTTATGTCACAATGCTAGAGAACAAGAAGATTGTTTTACTAGACACGAAAAGATCGAATAGATCAAATTTTTCTAAGTTATTCCCACCTACAAAACATATTGACCTAAATGGTAATATAAAATATATTCTATATTCATGGGATATACAACTTTTCAACAATACAAAAACAAACACAGTAAAACTGCATATAAAGTAGTTACACCATACGTTAATGATGAAGGTAAGAAATCATCATTTGTTACAAAGTTTGACCCTCACTCACCTACTATGCCAATGGATAAACAAGAGGCAAAAGTAGCTGCAATGTCTTTGGCAGCTCACATTAATAAAGTTGGGCCTAAAGTTTATTTTGATTTAATGCCTTTGTGTGAGGCAGTTGAAACTATTTATAGACCTGAACGTAAAGAGCAGCACAAAACAAGTGAACCTAGAAGTTTGACAGAAAAAGAAATGAAGATGGGTTTTTATAATTGTGGAGGCATATACAAAAAAGGCCACAAAAAAGAAGGCCAGACTTATGGATGGATGATACGAACAAGTTTATGGAAACAGCCTATTAAAACTATCAACACTACATCTTGCACAAACATGGTAAGAGAACTGAAACAATTAGGTTGCAAGGATAGTAAAATTACCAGTGTTGTTGATACATTAAAACAAGTTATAAAGATATGTGTGGCATCTGATAAATGCACATTGCAAACCAATCAAATTATTAGTTTTAAAAGAAAGAAAACAAAGAAAGATATAGCAGTACAAATACCAGCTAAAAAAGATATTGATCTTATGATCAGTAAAGCATCACCTTTGTATTCTATTATGTTTTTGTTCATATCATTGACTGGTATGAGGTGGCAAGAGATGTCAGCATTTACCTGGAACAAGATAAGTTGGAACCGTGATATGTTAATTATAGATCACGCAATAAAAGATGGGTATTGCACAAAAGGAACTAAGACGGCAGCTGGTGAACGTGATGTACCCTTAGTTAAAATATTAAAAGATGCTTTGTTAAAATGGAAAGAACACCCATTGTCTGACAAAACAAATGGTGATGATAGTTTTATATTTGGTGATGGAAATGGCAACTACATTCCACATCATAAAACTAATGTGTATTACAAAAGATTAAAAGAAGAATGCAATTTAGATTGGCATGGAGGCATACATTCGTTCAGACATTACTATGCAAGTTTGCTGTTTGACTGGCATCGTAAACAAGCAATATCATTGAAGGACATTACATACTACATTGGACATACAGATATTAATTTTACCATGAAAAAGTATGCTAAATGTTTTAATGATGAAGATAAATGGTTTGAACGAGTTGATAAAATAAATGCTTGTTTAGACGAGTTTTAGGGGGTACCCGTAGTATCACCTGGTTTCATTTCGTTAATCCTCGTGCTTCCTAGAAGGTTTTTTTTTGTGCAAGGAGAGCAAAAAACTAGCTCAATGCCTTGATAATTATATTTCCAAGTAAATTTAGTGTGAGTTAATGGACTGAATGTTTTATGGCACAAATCACATTTCAAATTAATCACCAGACAAAATCTTTTCAATTCCTTTGTGGTGTATGAAAAGTTCTCTTACGCAGTTTTGAATGATTCTAAGGTGGCGTATATCTTGTTCTCGATAGTATCGTCTTGATCGTGGATCGTTGTTGCGTCTTACTGGTTTGATAAATTCAGGATGTTTTGACTCCCAAAATCTAATAATCCATTGTGGCTCTTCTAATATCTGTGACACTTCACTGGTGTTATAAAATGTTTTCATATTATTTCTCTAAATATGGATCTTCAAACAATCGATCAATGATTGCACCACGGATTGTTGTTGGTGTACCATCTCCTCTCCGTAGCACACTAGATTTCATTCTAGCTAATGCGTCACCAGGTTCTTTATAACATTGCAATCTAAATGTTAAATCATCTGATAATTCTTTCAGCATCTCATGCATATCAGTGCCATATTTAAGTTTAGGAAATAATCTAACTACTCGTAAATTCCAATCGTTATCATATTGTGCGTTTAAATAGCAGATGACATTATTGTAAATAAACTTAATTGTAATGCCTTGACGTTTATTGTCTGGTATTTCAAACATATCTGGTTCACTGTTTCTCATAATATTTCTAACGATCTGTTGTTACCTTGTTTTTTTTTTAAAAAACCACGTTGTATTAATTGTTGTATATGAAGTCGTGCTGTTGTTTGTGTAGTTCCTATTGCATAGCCAACTTCTTTTTGTGATGGGCTATATCCGTTGTCTTTAAAAAACTTTTTAATAAAATCTAAAACTTTTTTTTGTTTTGGTGTCATTCAATAACCTTGATTAATTTTTTTAAATACCACTCAGCCTTTTGATAATCCTGGAGTGCATTGCCTTTCATCTCAGCTCGTGAAATGTATTTGTATATTTGGCCCAAGCAATATCCTTTAAACATTTCTGTGGTTAATCCATTTTGTATGACATCAATTGTTTCAATGTCACTGCTTGTGTAATGCTTTGGATGATTAACTGGATCGTGGCTCATAAGCTGACCACAACTATGACTATGACAAACAAAGCCATGCCAATTAATTTCCATCCAAAAGGTGATATATATCTCATATAATGTCCTAGGAGGTGGGTAAGGAATAAAGGAATTATGAACGAATCAAAACACCCTACCCACCATAAAAGTTAAAATGGTATTTCATCTCCCTGTGCTGCTTGACTTGGAGCATTTGCCTCACTGAGCTGTATTGATATAGCATTTTTGTGCTTATCACTTGTCCATGCAGCTAACCGACCTCTACGTTCAGACCCATCTTTGTTCACAATTGTTATTGGACCAGTCCAAATTGGAGCAACTTTTTTACCATCTTTGTTAGGTGGTCTTTTATCTACACTTATTTCTAAAAAATTATTACTTGCTACAATTTTTTCATCATCAAGAAACAGCATGCCGTTTCCCATTTTTACATAATCACTCATATCGTTTTTCCTTCTGTTAATGTTTGTTGAGTTTTAGTGTATAAAGCATCTATGGCTTTCATCTTCTTAGGATTTGAATCTCTCAGACCCTTCAAAAATTCTCTAATTTCAGGCTGGCTCACGACAGCTTTTAATGATTCTGTTTGACTAGCATTTTCAATCTGTTTCATAACACTGTCATAAGTCACTGTTTTTTTTACCAAGGCTAATCCAGTATGATTTTGATTAGACTTTTTTAACAACTCACCATCACTAATAGCTCGTTGCACTTCTTCATAAGAAGAAATCTTGTCGTTGGACAATCCAAGATTGCCTAATGCCCTTCCAATGCAGCTTGTCTCACAATTTTCTAATGCACTTGTTTTATTGACTGGTCCGATTGCTCTAAATTCTTCAGCAGTACCAGTTGCAACTAACTTATCGTCTATAAATATAGATGATCTCATCACAACTCTTGTGGCTGTGTTCTCAACAATCTCTGTATTTATTAAAGCTCGTGTTCCAAAATGCTTACGCATAATTTGTATTCGTGGACCTATTTCTAAATACTTTTTGCCTTTTAAATTAATAGACAACTCGTCTTGCTTTACCATTATTTCATCCATGGCATTGCGTAATAATTTTGTTGCTGATGTTTCTTGTTTCATTGTTCCTCCTATAAGTTGTGTGCTTGTTTAAATAATTCTCTGGCCTTGTGTAAATTTTCTTCCCCTATATCTGCATAAAAACTTTCCCAATCAGGATCGTGAAAACTTAACAGTCGTAATGGATCACCCTTGCTGTTTAATATATGTCTATCCCTTAATCGTGCCTGGTTTTTAAGGTATTCAAAGTGATCATTCATGGCATCTACTGTTAGTAAATCACAGTTTGATGAATCAAATATCTTGTGTTCTTTGTCATTCACATAAAACAAGAACGGCCTCTTGTTAGTGCATTTCCAGTAGTATGACGTTTGTCTACAATGATTGATAAGGGGCTGGTCAATCTTTGTTGTGCTGACACTTCTCGTGCCATCTTTTTTTGGCTTTAATAATCGTGGTAATCTTAATTTTTGCTCCCCAAACTTTAAATCATCTTCACCATCTATTCGGCCCAACATACCTACATAAGTTAAAGGCAAGGTAACATTGCGTTCTGCTATTACTGGTTTGGTAAACTTTATTGATTTCCAAGCTGCAATAGAATGTTTTAAATAATCAGCTGCTAAACCTTTAAATGCTGCATACTTTTCTTTATCTTTTTCATCAGATGGTTTGTAAGCGTTCATTTCTTGATCTAACATTTCAAATGCTTGATCTTCAGATATTTTTTTGTTGTTTACTTTTTGACTATTAAAAGTCCATATCACATCACAGAATACAAGTTGACAAATGTAACCAATTGTTGTGCCAAAAAACATATTGATATTAGTTTTGTTGCGTCTGCGTGTCTCTTGATTAAAAGCTCCGTACATCAAAGCCCATAACCACATAGGTTGTAATAGTTGTGTAGGTGAGTAATGGTTTATATCTAATTCTATAAACTCTTGAGGTATAATACCTAGCTCTTCGTCTAATGATTTTGGTTTTTGTTGTTCAACCATATTGATAAATTTTCATATTCGTAAAAATACGTCAAGTTAAATTTTAAATATTGTGTATAAAAATAAAATAATATCCATATATACACCAAATCATTATAAAATATAAGATATTTCAAAGTTATTTAAGATAAAAAGTTTATTTTTAGGTATTGTATTTAACAAATAACGCAAGTATAAAATAAGAATGTATTTATCAAAATGGATTGGCTTAACTAAAACAACAAAGAAAAGTGTAGCTGAAAAACTTGGTAACATAACAGCCACTTCGGTTACTCGATGGACCAAATCAAAACGATTTCCAAAACCACAAGAGCTTATGCGTATTGAAGAAATAACTGAGGGCCTTGTCACTGCAAACGACTTTGTTAAACAATGGAAAGAGCAGAATGGCCAAAAAAAAATTTAACATTGATCAATTTAAATTAGTTCAGGTGCATTTCGAGGATGCTATGGATTATGACACTGGATGGCATGATTTAAAAAAAGTTCAAGCTGCAAAAACAGAGCCAGTTACAAGTGTTGGTTGGATCGTACATGAAACAGAAAAGCATATTGTTTTGTCAGCAGATTTTTGTAGTGACGGCACCACTGGTAGGGCAATTGCAATACCTAAAGATTGGTGTCAAAAAATAATACCATTAAAAGAGGTTATCAATGGACCCAACTGATGAGTATGGCTGGTAATGATAGCTGATATTTCATGGCATGAATACCAAATGGCAGCTCAAGTAGGTGTCAGCCGTAAATCACAATCTATAAACCTTGGTCATAAAGATCGTTATGGCTCAGTTTGGAACCCAATCAATGATATAGGATGGTCAGTCGTTAGTGCTGTATCAGAATTGGCCGTTGCTAAATGCCTGAAGATGTATTGGGATGGCTCAGTCAATACCTTCTCACGACCTGATTTAGAGGGCATAGAAGTTAAAGCCCAACTTCATCATAGTATTGATCCACACAAAACAAGTAATTTCTTGGTTGTAAAACCAAATGCAGATAACGAGCTTGTGCATGTCCTGGTCCTTGTTCATTCAAACACACGATACGAAGTTGTTGGATTTATTAAAGGTAAGAACGCAAAGATTAAACAGTTTGAACGACA